CTCAACGAACAGCCCCAGCAGCAGACCGCAAGCATCGGCATGGATAGAGACCGCGCGGACTACATCCGCTGGAAAAAGCTCGATGAACTGCGCACCCAGGGGATCATGCTTGACGAAGAGGAAGAGCGGTTTTTGGAGGGGTTTGCAGGCACAGCCGCATGGCAGACCCAGAAGGATCTGGAAGAGGATTTCCCGGAACTGTACAGCCAGGCCCAATAAAAAGAGCCGTGCTGCAACACGGCTCAGATGTAACCCGCCCCAAGTAGGGGCAAAACCCTTTTAAGGAGAAAGTATGACACAGCATCAGCAAGAAAACAACCTCGGCGGCGGCACCGTAGCCCCGCTCACCAACGTAGGGCGCTGCTATCGCCTGCTGCAGCGCGCCATGCAGCGCCCCATCACCCTGCCCGGCATGGTGGTGATGTACGGCCCCAGCGGTTTCGGCAAGTCCACCGCAGCCGCGTACTGCCGCAACAAGCTCCAGGCATGCTACGTCGAATGCAAAAGCACTTGGACCAAGAAGGCACTGTTGACCGAGATCTGCATAGAGATGGGTATCGCCCCGGATAAAACCATCTACACCATGCAGAACCAGATATCCGAATACCTGGTAACCACCGGTCAGCCGCTGATCATCGACGAAATGGATCACCTGGTGGACAAGAAAGCCGTCGAAATCATCCGCGATATCTACGAATCATCCGGCGCACCTATCCTCCTGATCGGCGAAGAGCGCCTGCCCAAAAAGCTGGAGCGCTGGGAGCGCTTCCACGGTCGCATCCTCGACTGGGTAGCCGCCGAAGCCGTAAGCATGGAAGATGCCGCCCACCTGGCGCGCCTGTACTGTCCCGGCATAACCGTGAGCGAAGATCTGCTCGCCAAACTGCTGCAGCTCGCCCACGGCAGTGTGCGCCGCGTAGCGGTCAACTTAAGCCTGATCTACGAGGAGATGCGCCGCAGCGGCGTGGAGAAAGTAACCCTGGCCGACTGGGGCAAGCGTGACCTCTACACCGGCCAGGCCCCCGCAGGAAGGAGGCGCGTATGAGCCGCAGACCTGTACACACCCTTACCCCCACGCAAAAACGCGCCACTGTGTGGGAAGTTATCCGAACTTTGCGCACCAGCTTTAGTGTACGCGATCTGTGGGGCGAAACCCAGCTACACCCAGAAACAATCCGCGATTACGTGCGCGGCCTCGAGGCCGCTGGGTACATCACCAAACTAAGTCCCGAGCAGCAGCGCGGACACACCCAGCTGTATGAAATAGCCAAAGACGCTCACACCGCCCCACGGGTACGCCGCGACGGCACCGAAGTAACCCAGGGCCAGGGCAACACATTGATGTGGCGCACCATGAAGGTACTCGGCACCTTTGACGCGCGTGAACTTGCCGTAACCGCCAGCATCGAAGAATGCCGCATCAGCACCGGTGCCGCCAAGGCTTACTGCCACATGCTGCACAAAGCCGGGTACCTGGTAGTGATCAAAAAAGGCCACGGCACCGGCAACGGCGGAAAATTGGCAATGTATCGCCTGATCCCCCAGCGCTACACCGGCCCCCAGGCCCCACAGATACAGCGCATCAAGCAAGTGTGGGATCCCAATACCAACACCGTTGTCTGGAGTTCGAACGGAGGTGAGCATGCCTAGTTGGTTAGAAGCACTCGAAAGCGCATGCAACGCCAGCAGCCAGGCCGCAGTAGCGCGCAAACTCGGCGTATCCGCCGCCCTGGTAAACCAGGTGCTTAAGGGCAGCTATAAGGGCAGTTTAGACGGTGTAAAGCAACGCGTAGAAGGCGCACTCATGAGCCACACAATCGAGTGCCCCATCCTCGGCGAGATCAGCACCAAGGATTGCCTCGACTACCAGCGCCGCCCCTTTGCCGCCACCAACCACGAGCGCGTCCGCATGTACCGCGCCTGCCGTCAGTGCCCGCACAACCATCAACGGAGGGATGAAGCATGAAAGAGCTGAACAAATGCCCCAAATGCCGCGCCAGCCGCGCCGCCCTTTATGTAGACAGACACCCCGCCCACGGCGGCATGGCGCGCTGCGTTGCCTGCGCTCGCTGCGGCTGGCGTCTGTACGAAGAGGCCCAAATAGACAAACCCCTGCAGCGCGAAATGCTGCAAGAAAGGTCCGGTCACCGCAAAGGTGGATTCCGCGCGCAAGGGGATAAACCCTGTGCCGTGGTCGGGTGCAAACACATGATCAACTCACGGCGCAATACCACCGGCTTCTGCTACCGCTGCAACCAGCGCCGCGATCAATGGCTTGGCGGCAAACGCACTACTCCACCGCCGTTCACCTGTGTAGGCGGGCGCTGGTACGAAACCAAAGATCTGCCCAAGGCAGTTAAATCAGAAAAAAGCTTAGAGAATATGGAGGATATAGCCCATGCATAAACTCATCCCCGAAGAACAGCTGGATATGTACGCCAAACGCTTTATCGGCCTGCGCATGGAGCGCCTGCTATGCATCACCTTTGCCCAGTACCTGGCAGCGCCACAGTATTACGAAGATAAAATCAACCAGGTAGTACAGCGCGGCAACGGCCTGAATATCTGCAACGGCCTCAGCCGCCTGGTGCCGCTACGAACCCATAAAAACGCCGCATAAACCGGATTTACAAGGAGAAACACCATGACAGCAACAGCAGAAAAGCAAATCCCCGAAGGCTACATGGAAGATCCCCAAGGGCGTCTGACCCCCAAAGAGACCATCCGCGAGATCGACCTTCTGCGCGATGATCTGGTCAAAGATGTAGTCACACGCACCCGCAAGGTGTCGGAACAGATCGCCGAGCACAAAAGCAACGTACTCAGCGAAATCGAAGCCTTTGTAGACCTAAGCTCCGAGCGCTTCGGCGTAACCATGGGCGGCAACAAAGGCAACGTCACCCTCACCAGCTATGACGGGCGTTACAAGGTCCTGCGCGCCATCGCCGAAAACCTCGTATTCGATGAGCGCCTCCAGGTAGCCAAAGCGCTTATTGATGAGTGTATCCACGATTGGTCCGAAGGCACCCGCGCCGAAATCATGGCCCTGGTAACCGACGCATTCCAGGTCGACAAAGAGGGGAAAATCAACACCAAGCGGATCTTAAGCCTACGCCGCCTGGAGATAAACGACCCCAAATGGCAACGCGCCATGCAGGCCATAGGCGAAAGCCTCCAGGTTGCAGGATCAAAAACATACGTGCGCGTGTATGAACGCCAGAGCGATGGCAGCTACGCACAGATCCCGCTGGCGTAAGGAGGTCGCATGATGGGCATAACCGAAGGAGACAACAGCTACGCAAACCCGCAGGACTACGCCGAAAACAAAGCAATACGCGTCTCCGGGTATGATGTAACCGCCGTGTGCGACAACCACGCATGCAGCAACACCGAGTTCAGCTTGCATCGCAAAGAGGTAGTCAAAGTCAGCACCACAGGCAATCCCTACACGATTGAGAAAGTGGTCTGCCCTAAATGCAGAATGTGGGCTGCGATTAAAAGCATAGACCCCACTGCATAACTTCCGCTTTTTCAACATCATCTGAGGCGAAACCGCGCCCCTTCACCGGGGCCGGTCTGCCGGGCGCTGGCCGCCCCGGCACTGATGAGCCAGGCTGAAACAACTTTTGGATTACCCCGGTGGTGCCCTCCTTCATCACCGGGGGCTTTTAAAATCAGAAAGGATATGCCCATGGCGCGTGATCCACTACTTTCGAAAATCCATATCGCTAAAAAAGACCTCGGCCTGGATGAAGCCACCTACCGCGCTGCCATAAGCATGATAAGCCGCGGCAAGACCGACAGCAGCGCGGAGCTCAACGCGCGCGAACGCCGGGATCTGGTGGAACACTTCAAGAGCCTGGGCTGGCAGCCAAAACCCGCCAGAAAAGCAGGCAAGGCCAAGCCGCGCAACATGCAGCGCGCCAGCAAACAGCCCAGCCGCGCCGCACAGCTTAAAAAGATAGAAGCCCTGCTTACCATCGGTGGCAAAAGCTGGAACTACGCCGACGCCCTCGCTAAGCGCATCTGCAAGGTGGATCATATCGCCTGGGTGGAAAGCAGCGAGCTATACAAAATAATTACCGCCCTGCGCAAGCAGGCGCAGCGTGAAGGATGGGATCTGAACGAATGAACAAGCAGATGACAAAAGAGCAATGGCAGCGCGTAGAAGAAGCGCTTAGCGGTACTTATGGCCATGTACATCTAATGGTGGAGGGCAAAAAAGTGACCTTCCAGCGCACCCTGGTCAATAAAAACCGCCTCGGTATCATGACGTATATCAATGGGGAGTTTAAGGGATGCTGGCTCGGCTTAAATGAGCAACATGAAGAACAGCGCTATCTGCGAAAAAGATCAAAATTGCTTTATAGCAAGAAAGAACGTGATTCCTTGAAAAAACTGGGGAAACGATTTCTTAAAGAGAAAGGCCTCGACCCGGAGAAGCGTTTCGAGAGGTACGACCCCATCTGGACCAGTGCCGGAGCAATCCGCCGCCATTACGAAAAAACATTTACAAGCATTAAATTGATAGAGGACATAGGATGATTGACGTGGCACTTATCTGGCTGATCGGCTTCTGGCTCACCTTTGCCCATATCGGCAACGATTACGACGATTACCCGTGGGATTGGAAGCTGATTGTTATCGTGTTCATCTTTCTGTTTTGGCCAAGCATCCTTGGCACGAGGTTACGAAAATGAAACTCCGCTGCCCTGTTTGCCATAGCAGCAACAGCCTTGAAGCCTTTGTATCCGACGATGCCGGGCGCGAACTCCTGGTTACCCTGGCAGGCACCGGCCCGCTGTTTGCGCCCCTGGTGCATTACCTCGGGTGCTTCCGCAGCCCCAGCCGCGATTTAAGCTACAAACGCGCCCTGAAGCTCACAAAAGAAGTGCTCGACCTCGGTGCCGATCCCGCGCAACTTGGCGCTGCTCTGCACGAAACCACCGAAGCCCTGTACGCCAAGCGCCAGAACGGTGACGATCGCCCACTGAAGAACCACAACTACCTGCTGCAGGTGCTCGAATCAGTATCCAACAGAGATAACATAGGGAGCAGCATGAGCATGCAGCCCAGCAATAAGGGCAAGGGCCGCAGCATAAGCAAACGCGCCCAGGGGATGGCCGCGCTGGAGGATTGGGGCAATGAGTGAATACACAAACACTCAAGGCTGGATCAGGCGCGAGATAAAAAGCGGCCTGCAGGCCCTGGTAGCCCTCGGCCTCGAAGGTCAACCCGCTGCCGAAGTGCTGCCGCGCACAGCGGATATCTGGCTCAAGGCCCTACAGCGCGCCAACATCGGCCTTACCATCGAAGAGATTGACGCACCCCGCCTGCGCAGCGCGTTCGAAAGTCTGTTTGTGCGCGTCGTGCGTTGGCCCCCGGTGGCTGAATACATCAAGCACATACCCCCGCGCCCGGTACGCAAAAGCGTACCCGCACCACCCATAAGCGACGAAGATGAGCGCAAGGCAAAAGCCGCACTGGCGCAGATATACGCGAAGATAAATGGGAGCATTGGAGCGGATAACAGCAAAGAACAAGGAGGTCGCACAGAATGCAGGAAGTAACTACAGAGACCGAGCAGCAGCTCGACGGCATGCTGCGTGTCGCCGGGGTGGCGCGCAAGGCCAGCTATGCCTCCGGCGAAGTGCAGAAGATCCTCGGCATCAGCGAGCGCACCTTCCGCCGCATGGTATCGGCCTACGAGCCCGACCCTCTCACCGGCAGACTGCGCACCCCCGCCTGCCTCGATAGCTACATGCTCAACCGCTCGCGCCGGGTGCGCTACGACGAACTTGCCGCGTACCTGCAGCGCAACCAGACGTGGGAGCGCACCAACGCCGACCCCAACCAGCTGGAGCTGTTTGATTGATAATATGCTTGACACAAAAACCCGCACCGGGCTATGTTGAACCTGCCGCTGGCAAAATCCAGCGGTCGGGTTTGCAAGCCCGGAAACTAACGGCGGACACACCGCCGCGAAACATTGGCGGTATTTTTGTGTCCGGAGCATGGCAGCACTCTACCTGGGGTGCACCGTGCGGGGAGCCTTCGGGCTCGCCGGTTTCCGTTGGTACCGGTCTTGCAACCCGCATGGTGCGCCCCTTTTTGTGTTTGCAAGCGCAAAGGGGCTTTACAAACCCCAACCAACGGAGAGTGCTTATGCTCAAACCCCAGCCCCAGGATCACCCCATGGAAGCCCTTGCCGAAGCGGTGTGCAAAGCCGCGTTTCTTACCGACACCATGCTCCACACCCCGGAGCTGTGCCCCAAAGCGATGTGCGGCCTCGCCTACTATCTGTGCGAGCTCGAACAAAGCCTGGTGCATGTCGAAAACACCCTGAACCCCGAGGAGGCGTAGTTATGGAAAACGCAATAGCATTGCCCGAAGACGCCGTCATGCAGCACGACGGCCGCATTGTCACCACCAGCCTGAAGATTGCCGAGGCCTTTGGCAAGCAGCATCAGCACGTCCTGCGGACGATCAAAGACCTTGATTGCCCGGAGGAATTCGCTGCGTCCAATTTTGGACTGTGCTCTTATGTTGATGGGAATAACCGTCAGCGCCCCATGTACGACATGACCAAGGATGGCGCCATGGTTCTGATCATGGGGTTCACCGGCCCGCTGGCCATGCAGATCAAAATTGCCTACATCGAGATGTTCAACCGGATGGAATCCGCCCTGCGCCACGCCGTGCCGACCATCCCGCAGGGGCATACGGCTATCAGCGCAGAACGCTACATCGAACTACTTGAATGCGAGAATCAGACGCTTAAAGGAGTCGAACGCCGCGCCAAGATACCCGCAGAGCTCAAAGGCCAGATCGTCCAGCACCATCTGGCCGGGCTCAAGCCCGCCAGAATCAGTGAAATCACCGGTGTTAAAAAAGGCACCGTTGAAACCCAGATCTATAAATTCAAAAAAGGAGAGCTGCTATGAGTAAGCAAAAAGCCCTGAACCCCGAGGAGGTAGCGTAATGAACACCCACAAAAACAAAGGATTTTTAGCCACGTTGTTCAGCCATGATGCCGATGCCACCCCGCAACACACACACGCCCCGGCGCAGTTGCAGATTTTTGACCTCGAAGGTCGCGAACCCTTCATGCTTCAGGGCGATGTGGCGCAGATCTATGGCGTGGAGCCAAAAGACCTGAACCGTGCGCGCAAACGCAACCCGAGAAAATTCAGAGAGGATGTGGACTACTTTCAGCTGACCGAAGATGAGGCCGACGAACTGGTGACAAATTGTCACCGGTTCAAAAACCTCAAGCATTCCAGCGCATTACCCTACGGCTACACCCGCCGGGGTGCGTACATGTTCGCCACCATCCTCCAGACGCCCGAGGCCACCGAGCAGGCCTTCCGGATTGTGGAGGGCTTTATGGAATTTGAGCGCAATCAGCGCCGCGAGCCCGCCCCTGCGCTTACGGCCGAAATCAACGTGCTCGACTATCAGCGCGAGCAGATCGAGCTGTGGCGCACCAAGTACGAGCTGGAGCAGACCCGGCGCGAATGCGACACCCTCAAGCGCGGCCCCGTGCAGCAGAAACGTGGCAGCAGATACACCCCGGCCGAGTGCGAGCGCATTGCACAGCTAAGGGCGCGCGGCTTCGGCTGCACCCGCATCGCGCGCGATATCGGGCGCACCAAAGGCGGCGTCGAATATCACGTCAGGCGCAACAACCTCTAAGCGAAACGCGAGGTGACATTTTGTCATCTCGCGTCTACCCGGCGTGGCGGCCCGGTACTGATGAGCAGCCTCAACACCCTCTACCTGCTTAACATCCCAAACGCCGCAATCCTCGGTCAGTTTGGGTCTTTTCCCGCACGTAAATACCTGAAAACCTTATAGATTATTCCCATACGCAAGCGGTAGCCATACCGCGCCTCCTTACGAGGGCTACCGGATTTGCACCGGCAGCCCTTAAGTAGCACGCACATGGAGCATGGGGATGATAGACGATCAGGTATTCCAGCACATAGTATCCCACACCCTGCAATTCGAAGGCGGGTACGTCAATGACCCTGCCGACCCCGGCGGGGAAACCAAATACGGCATCAGCAAGCGCGCTTATCCGAAGCTGGATATAGCTGCCCTCACCGCCACCGATGCCATGCGCATCTACTACCGCGACTATTACAAATCCCCCCATATCGACCGCATTGTCACCTACGCCGACGCCCCGCTGCTTGCAGGCAAAGTCTTTGACTTAGGCGTAAACACCGGGCACCGCAACGCCGTAAAGCTGTTGCAGCGTGCGGTCAACCAGGTATGCACCGGTGAAGTCCCCGTGCTGCGCAACAGCCCCTGGCGGCAGCGCATAGCCCGCATCACAGGCGGCAAGCCCCTGGCGGTAGATGGCATTATCGGCGGCATTACCCTGGGCGCTATCAAGGATTGCCCCTTCCAGGACGCCCTGCTCATGGCGCTGAAGGGTGAGGCGTATAAATACTATACAAAGCTTAAAAAGCCCCTGTATCTGCCCGGTTGGCTCACCAGATTAGCAGGTGACGCATGAACCAATCCGTCTCGCTCTTGGGTAGCCTGCGGGGCCATATCGAAAGCTGAAAGGAGCACATCATGGCAACTGGCAAAAAAATCTATCTCTCCAAAACTTTCTGGGTCAACGTCATCGCTCTTCTGGCGATGCTTTTACAGTCATTTACAGGCTTTGTAATCGATATTGAAGCCCAGGCATCGCTCCTTGCAGTGGTCAACGTGGTGCTGCGCCTGGTAACCAAAGAGCCGGTGGCCTGGGGAAATAAGGCAGGCCCGCAAGTCGGGGCTCAGGGTACGGACTAAGCAGGTGTTTGAGGCTATTACCGGCATCGCGGCGGTAATCGTCGCGCTGCTGCGTCACTACACGACATGGAAGGCGCGCCAGGGCAAACGGCGCGAAAACGAGGATGAACAACAAATTCGCCGGGCTGTGGCTGAAAGGGACGCTGATCGCGTCAGCGCTCATATTGACGAGTTGCGTCGCAAAGCCGCCCGAGAACATTTATCTGCGGGGCAGCAGCGAGACGATCGCGCTTGAGGCCACAGAGCCCGCACCTTTCGCCGGCTGGCTGCTCTCCGATGAGGCGCTGGTAGACCTGCTGGAGTGCTGCGGCGACCGGCTGCAAGAAGAGTAGACACATGGCTGATGATATCGACCGGGCGCAGATGCACAACGAGCGCCACCACGACCAGGCGCTCGACGCCTGGCGCAACCGACAGAGCAGCGCCACCGGGCGCACCCACTGTATCGACTGCGAAGAGGAGATTCCATTGAAACGCCGCCAAGCCAACCCCAATGCCGTGCGATGTATTGAGTGCCAGACCATGCACGAGAATTGGAGGCCTTGCTAGTGATTGAAGATTACAGCGCCGCGCGTTTTTGGTTTGACATGGTGCAGCTGCTGGGCCTCGCCGCCCTGGGCGTTTACTCCTGGTGGCGCGATCGCGAGAAGGTCAACAGCAAACGCTTCAAAGCCCTTGAGGATGAAGTTAAAAGCCTGGCCACCCAGGAATCTCTGGCTGAACTCGAAGCAAAGCGCGCCACCCGCTGCGAAGCCAGCGCAAAACGCATGAGCGAGGCCGAACGCAGCATAAGCACCTTAAGTACCGAGATCACCCACCTGCCCAGCCGTGCGGAGCTCAACCGCATGACCGAAGGGATGACACAGCTCTCCCAAAAGCTGGGGAGGATGGAGGGCCGCCTGGACGGAATCAACCGGGCCGCAGATCTGATGAATGAATTCTTGATCAGCCAGGGAGGCAGAAGATGAGTACATACGCAGAGCTGATAGCCGAAGATGCGCGCCTGATCATACTCCAGGCTCTGGAGCAGGACGTGGGCTACAGCCACAACGAAGGAGTGCTGCAGGCGGCACTGCGCAGCATGGGGCACTCCTTAAGCCGCGACCAGGTGCGTACCCAGTTGCAGTGGCTTGCCGATCAGAGCCTGATCAGCATCGAGCAAGGCGCACACCTGATGATTGCAACCATTACCGCCACCGGTGCCGATGTAGCAACCGGCGCGGCCAGGGTGCCGGGCGTGCGTCGCCCACGCCCAGGGGCTTGAATATGAGCAAACGCCAGCAGAGCAGCATCGACAGGCTGCCCGAAGATATCCGCACCAAGCTTGAAGATCTCCTGCGTGATCCGCGCGTAACCCAGCTCGAAGCAACGGCGCGGATTAATCGCATCCTGGAGGAAGAGAAACATCCCGAGCGTCTGAGCAAAAGCAGCGTGAACCGCTACAGCCTGAGGATGGCTAAAGTGGGCCAACGTTTACAGCAATCACGCGAAGTAGCCCAGATGTGGATAGGCAAGCTCGGCGCAGCGCCCCAGGGTGAGGTCGGCAACCTGGTAAACGAGATCCTGCGCACTCTCAGTTTCGACATATCTCTTATTCTGCAGGAAGGCCAGCTCAACGAAGAAAGCGCGCCTGAAGTTATCGGCATGCTCAAAGATCTGGCCCTGACAAGCATGCGCCTGGAAAAGGCTGCAAACCTGAATGTTGAGCGCGAGAAAGAGATTCGTCAGCAAGAGCGCGAAGAGGCCGCGAAGAAAATCGACAAAACCGTGCGTGCCCTCGGGGTCTCCGATGATGGCATGTCCAAGATTTATGAAGCACTGGGAATTGAAGCATAAGAAGGGCATCAGGCATTGAAGCATAAAGGCAACGCCAAACATATTCCCGCGAACCCGAAGGCGATCTTTCTGCCGTACCAGAACCAGTGGATTCTGGACAACAGCAGACTGAAGCTGGTGGAGAAGTCGCGTCAGATCGGCTTTTCCTGGTGCTCTGCCTGGAAGTGCGATGACCGCACCGCCCGGCAAGGCAACCGGCATGACCAGTGGGTTTCCTCGCGCGATGATATTCAGGCGAAGCTCTTTATCGAAGATTGTAAGAACTGGGCCAAGGTGCTGCAGATTGCTGCTGAAGATATGGGCGAAGTGGTGCTTGATCAGAAAAACCGCATCAGCGCCTATGTGCTCCAGTTTGCCAGCGGCAAGCGGATCAATTCCATGTCCAGCAACCCGGACGCCCAGGCCGGTAAGCGCGGCGGACGTGTGCTGGATGAATTCGCCCTCAACCCCGATCCGCGCAAACTATGGGCTATCGCCTACCCCGGCATTACCTGGGGCGGCGCCATGGAGCTCATCAGCACCCATCGGGGCAGCGGCAATTTCTTCAACGAGCTGATCCGCGAGATCACCGAAAAAGGCAACCCCAAGGGGATCAGCCATCACCGTGTGACCCTGCAGGATGCACTGGAGCAGGGCTTTTTATTCAAGCTGCAGCAGAGCCTGCCCGCTGATGACGAACGCCAGGGCATGACTGAAGCGGATTACTTTGATTTCGTGAAGTCCGGCTGCGCTGATGAAGAGTCGTTTCTGCAGGAGTACATGTGCATTCCGGCAGATGATAACGGCGCCTTTCTGGAATACGACCTGATTGCCGCGTGTGAGTACCAGCGCGGGGTGGAATGGCAAACCCCTGAAGGCGGGAGCTTGTATGCCGGGATCGACATCGGGCGCAAGAAAGACCTCACAGTATTGTGGTTGCTCGAAAAGCTTGGCGACACCCTCTACACCCGCGATGTGGTGTGCCTGCAGAGCATGCGCAAATCAGAGCAGGAGGCGATTTTGTGGCCGATTATCGAGAAGTGCGAGCGCGTATGCCTGGACTATACCGGCCTCGGCATCGGCTGGGGCGATGACGCGGTGGATAAATTCGGCCCAACCCGGGTGGAGTGCGTGACCTTTACACCCCGCACCAAAGAGGCCATGGCATACCCGGTACGCAACGCCATGGAAGACCGCCGCGTGCGCATCCCCTACGACAAACACATTCGCGCGGATTTGCGCAGCGTAACCAAGCAGACCACCGCTGCTGGCAATGTACGCTTTACCGCCGAACGCAATGCAGACGGCCACGCCGACCGCTTCTGGGGGCTGGCTTTGGCTATCGAGGCTGCGAGTGAACCTGCGATTGACACCACGGTTCTCTCGGGCGGTTACCGCGAAACCTCAACAATGTTCCAGGGGTACTGATATGCAAGACGGCATCTGGCTCGACCGAAATACCTTCATGCAGTTCTCAGAGTCCGTCGATCGGAAGGATCTTGTTGAAGAGATCGCCAGCCGTGAAGCGGCGTGGGACTGGAGCGGCATGGTCGGCTTACTGCCCGACCCTGACCCTGTCCTGCAGGCCATGGGGGACGGTGTTGAGGTATTAGAGCGCCTTACCGCCGACGGGCATCTGTGCAGCGCGATCCAGACCCGCAAGCTTGGCACGCTTAAAAAGGAATACAAGTTCGAGCCCTACAGCCTTAAAGGAGAAAAACCTTCTGCAGAAGCTGTGAAGCTGCGCGATCAGTTGGTCGAGGATCTGGAGCGAGTCAGCCTATACGACCTGATCTCCGGCTTGCTCGATACCCCGTTCTACGGCATGACCCCCGTGGAGATCCAGTGGAGCGCAGCCTCTGACAGAATGCGGATCAAGGGTGTCGAGGTCAAACCGGCGCGCTGGTTCGGCTTTAACGATGCGAATAAGCCACGTTTTGTCAGCGCTAATAACCCCTGGGACGGTGAGGATATCCCGTTCGGAAAATTCGTCTTTTCGCGGCATTTCCCGACCTACGACAACCCCTATGGGCTGCGCTTGCTCAGCCGCTGTTTCTGGCCTGTGATCTTTAAAAAAGGCGGTATCAAGTTCTGGGTAACCCTGGCGGAAAAGTACGGCATGCCGTTTTTGGTAGGTCAATATGCCAGGGGCACTACACCAGAACAGCAGCAGGAGATGCTCAGCAATCTGAGCAAGATGGTGCGAGATGCGGTGGCGGTTATCCCCCAGGGTGGCTCTGTTGATGTTGTCGAGTCCCAGGCAGGCGGCAAGGCGGAGATCCACTCGGGCCTGGTAACGGCAATGAACGCTGAAATAAGCAAGGTGATCATGGGGCAGACTTTGACCGCCGAAGTCGGCGACAAAGGCAGCCTGGCTGCCGGGCGGGTGCATGAAAACACTCTTGATGATTTCCGCCATGGCGACCAGAAGCTGGTCAAAACAGCCATGGAGGAGATTGCCTGGATCTACGGCCAGGTCAACGCGCCGGGAGTGCCGACGCCGGTCTTCTCCTGGCATGAGGAAGATGACCCGAAAAAAGATTTTGCCGAGCGAGACCAGACCTTGTCTGACAGTGGCGTCCGCTTCACCAAGGCGTATTACAAACGCACCTACAACTTGCAGGATGGAGATTTTGACTTGAGCAGCCCCGACAAGGAAGAGCCCGCATCGGATGATTTTGCCGAGGGTGGCGGGTTCACAGCTCAGCAACAGGCACTCGAAGATCTGGCCGAAGAGGTCATACCCCAGGGCGGAGAATCTCTGGAGGTCAATGAAAAGGCGATCTTAAACGCGGTCAGCACAGCTACAAGCTATGAAGAGGCTATGGCGCAACTGCTGGAACTGTATCCGGCTTTGAAAGTGGCGGAGCTGCAGGATCTGCTGGAGCGCACCCTCTTGAATGCGGATTTGTTTGGCCGCTCGGCCGTGCAGGGGGACTAAGCCATGCCTGATGTGCTCCAGCCATTGGCAATGAAAGAGGCTCGGCAGTTTTGGGCCGACAAGGTAAAGCTGTCGCCCGGCCAGTATTCAAAGCTCTCTGCCGAGGCAAAGCTTCGTGCCTTTGCTGTCTCGGGAATCGCCAAAGGCGACGAATTAAGCACGGTGTTCAGTGCTCTCCAAAAGGCTTTGGATGACGGAACTACATTTGAGGAATTCAAGAGGCAGACAGGGGAAATCTTTGAGCGCCGGGGCTGGAGTGGCAAGAGTGCGTGGCGGGTAGACAACATCTTCCGCACAAATATTCAGACCGCATATAACGTCGGCAGATACCAGCAGATGGCCAGAGTGGCGCAGAGCCGCCCTTACTGGATGTACGACGCAGTCAACGACAGTCGCACCCGCCTGCATCATCGT